AGTTTCTAATAGTATTTTCTATTTCATCTTTAATAACAGAAGCAGAAATATCATCAATATTTTCAAAAAGAGAGCGACCTACTTTAGAACCCAAATTTTGATTAAAAAATCTCTCTCCGGGAGAAGTAAGAACTAAATTACGAACAGAGCGGGCAATAGCATTTTCATTCTTTAATCCAATAAGATCATAATTAATTGGATTAACTTGGAAAGACATACTTATGTCTTTAAATGCTTTACTTACCCGCTCTAGAGGCATAAATTTTATGAAATCTATATTATTTATTACTGTTTTTTCAATTCATAAAGAGGTTCTGTTCCATATTCCCAATCATCATAGTCGTCATCATTACGAATTTGTGAATGAATCTCATTTTGAACATGAAAATCGTGTTTTCTTGGTGTCAAATCATCATTTGCAATCTCACGAAGCATTTTTTGCTTGTCAATTTTGGATTCCCAACCATATTCACTGGACAAATACTGAGTTCCCCACTCATTTTTCATAAAATTTTGGTCTTTATCGACTTTTTTGGTCATTTTTTAGCTCCTGATCTGTTAAATCAGAACTTTTTACGGGGTTGCTATCCCGTTTTTCAATTATATCATAATCATCCTCAAGAATTTCTTTCAAATAATCATTATCCCAAAGGTCATAATAAGAAGTTTTAACCAAATTTTCACGAAATTTACGTAATTTGTCTGTAGGTTGTCCTAATATTAGATTATATTTTCCGTTATTTGTTTTAATTCCATTTATAAAGGTATCATATTGCCCACAATCTTCAAAAAATTTCCACTTTTCATGTTTTGAAGTGTAATATTCTACCCAAAAGTTAATAGCATCTAAATCAAGAAAATCTTCTATGATATAGATAATGACTTGATATCCTTCAATTGGCACAATATCTTCTACGGAACACTCTACGATTTTAAATTTAGACTTTGCAGCAAAAGGGCAAATTGCAAAACCACTCAATTCCTCTCTAACTTTAGATACTTCTTTTATCCAATTGAGTATGTAGATTTCTTTTTCTGAAAACATAAAAAAAGAGTGCTTATTTCTATTTAAGCACTCTAAAAATATTATTTTCCTTGTCCCCTATACTTCTTCTTACGTCCATTACGAGAAGTTGCACTCAACAATGTACGAGGAGAACGTCCTTGACGAGTTTTCTTAGGTGCTCCTGGTTCAAACAGCACTTTATTAGATCCACCTTTTGCCATTTAAATTTCCTCCATTTCAATTAAATTAGGATCAATATCTTCATCCGAGTAATAACGCTCAGATAGTTCTTGAAGAATCTCAGTACAGTCTTCCATACTGAGATTCATATAAATTTTACGCCCTTTGTATAAAAGATTGTAAGTTTTTTTCATCAGATAATACGAGTTTTCTCATGACCCACACGAACGCGAGGATCACACCAGATTTCAAAACCTGCTTCTTTTGCATCAAGACAGAATGAAACATCCTCTCCACACATATCTTGGACCCCACCAGATTCAAATTGTTGCATCTTAGGAGCAAACCAAGGATATTCGAGATTTTCAAAGACTCCATGCTTAATCAAAACCCAACCAAAACCAGTGTAATCAACTGTGAAAGGTTTACGACGCTTTGAGATAGATTCTACGGTTTCGTGATTCATAACTCCACCGTTCTTACGAAAATCTTCTTCTTCCAACCAGTGTGCGACTGAAGTTGTGTGACCATCTTCAGTTGCATACCACCCAGCGACAACTTCTCGCTCAGTTCCATCTTCAGAAAGAGCTAAATCACAAAGTTGCCAGAACTTGTTAGAATCGAAGACAATATCAGAGTCAATCCAGAGTTGATAATCATATTGTAGTTTTCCATCCCAAGGAATCTGTTTAGGTCCACGAAGAACATTCGCTCCAAGACATTTACATCGCGCAAAGTTTACCATGGATGAATAATCTTGAGAAATTTGAATACTCATTCCATTTTGTACAAGATCAAAACAGAGTTGTACAAATGCTTTCAAAAAAATAAATGAGCATCCTCGTCCAGGAAGACAGAATACAATACTCTTACCTCTCATTCTTTCTTTAATTGCATCAATATCCCATTCTTGGTCTTTGGGTCTTGGTGCCGCTGCTTTAACTGTAAATCCTTTTGCCATAAGTTAAAATAACCTTCAGTTCAATTTTATCGTTCTATTTAGTATTTGTCAATGTGATGAATTCAATGCCACCTCTTTATTTACTATTAGTTCTTCATATTGTAAATCATGTTTTTGAAAATTGTTATCAAGCAAATCAACCATTTTGTGTAACATATCCCAAGTCTCAGAGAATTTGCTCTCTGATAAACTGTGGTATATGCACTGACCCTTTGCGTATATGTGATATATTTTTTCGTTTTTTTCCATAACTTTTATTGTGTCATTGCATTATATATCACTACTATTAAAATTCCAAAAGGAATGCCAATGAAACGAAACATCTTTCCCGGATAGCGTATCATCCACCCTGCAAAAACAACCTTCCAGAAATTCCAATAGGGTGTTCTTCTTTTCATTTTTTCTTTCTTTTACGATTTCCGTTTGCCTTTGCTTGCGTTTTACATCCTTTACAACGTTTATCAGGGCTTGATTTACCGTTTTTATGAATCCATCTTGTGAACATTTTTTTCTTCCGGAATTTTTTGATTGATCTTATTATAATCGCACTTTTTGATTTATGGAAATTCTCTGTGGCACTTTGAAAACTGGTAAACTCTCCGGAAAAATTTTATGAGATCGATAGTTCTCTCTCGATTTGTCACCTCTGTAGGTTAGGGTAGTTTGGGTTTTTATAAACGCAACGCCCGATATAAACAATAACAAACAAATCGCAAATACTGCTAATTCACTATACTGTCAATTCACGATTATCACTATAAACAATCACTGTTAATTCACGATTATCACTATAAACAATAAAACAACGATTGCAAGACAATGAAAAACCCTGTCAGCGACAGGGTTTCTGATGCTCACTGTGTGAACGCTAAGTGTAACTCACCACCCGAACTTAGTGGCACAAATAGGACCGATGCCACGCTCAATCGACTGCGGATCAGTCAACTCACGCCCGCAACATGAACACTCACCTGATAACTTACCGTACTGGATTGCAGCGGTCAAAGGATCATTGGCAGCGAGCATAATGGTCTGTTGAACATCATCGGACAGACGCGAATCAATGCCGATACGTGTCACTTTACCAAGGTATTTGGGTTGCAAACCATAGTTACCTTCCTCCTTTTCGGTCTGTGATGTAACCCACAGAGCACTAAGATCACGGTTTGGTTTCACGTTAATACCGTTAAATCGCAGGGTCAAACGCTTTGCACCCTTTGCTTTTGCTGCCTCGAAAGCATTAAACAACGCTTCGAATTCACTGGGTTGAGTATTATCAACCTTTTGGGGTTGAGTATTATCAACTGCCAACTTGTGCGCCCAAGCGTATTGCTTTTCACTTAGACGATTAAACTTAGCAGCAAGATCTTGTGCGAAAGAACTACGCATCCCACGCAGAGTTTGCAGCACTTGAGAATCAGAAAGTGTAGAGGTGAAAGTAACAACTTCGCCCTTTACAGTTACAGTAAAGGTTTGAGTGGCGGTGATGGTGGCAGGCATTGCTGTAGTAGGATGAACAGAATGTAAAGAAAGGGCGACGGAGTTGCCGCCCTTAAGTGTAACTAACCAATCACTCAAAGGTGAGCGGAAAGTTCACCATATCAGGACAACGACTTCCTAGAAACCAGTCAGACTTTGCCAATACAGTTGCAACAACTGCATCACGATCGGCGCCCAAAGGAAACGTAACCCAAGCGACATCGCGACCTCGGTAGACTACAGATAGGATGTCGCAACGGTCGCCGGCAGACACACCGTCAACAATAGCGTTAAGTTGCAGACGATCGCCAAAGTCGCCGTAGCGGGTGACGGTGAGGGTAACGCGGTCGGAGGTGAGAGTAGACATTGCTTCGCCCTTGGTGCGTTTGCTCCACCAATCTAGTCGATCGCTTGCCACTTTTAACGTCTTGGACTCATGATTTTTTCTGATCAGACTGATAAGAGATTCGAATGTGTCGATATGTGAAAAACCCTTTACAGGGTACCAGGATCGAGTAGACTACCAACAGGCGCACCCTGCGCGAAAATAATAGTATCATTTAAGAGCGCACAGTTAGTATAAAGAACTGTGAGTGCGCTAGGTGTTAATTAACGCACTCATGAGTTTGTGTTAGTTATCGTTGAACATTTGCTCAATCCAGTTCATTAACTCTCCGACATCAACTTTACAATTAGTCCACGAAACTGCGGTGCCGTAAGTGTTAATGAATTCCTCACCTAAGTTACAGCAAACTGCGAGATTGAATGCTTGAGGATAGGAAACTGCGTCAGGCATTTGTGACACTTAAGAGAAAGGATTGTGAGTCAGTTTAGGCAACCGTTAGAGTCTAAGATTCCAACAGAGAGATCAAATCCAGAAGAAGTAGGATAGATTCCGATATAGAATCGACCGATACCTGCTGCCAGAAACTCATCACCTACACGCGCTTTTGTGTCGAGTCCGAAGTAAGCGATCTTGCTGTATTTGAAAGGAGTTTGGAGGCGCATGGGTTGAATCCGTTTCAACAAAGGTAGTATGGGTCAGATCCTGCACTAGGTCAAGCATTTTACGATCAGTCCTGCTTATCTGTCACATAAGATTTTTTGTATGAACATTTGTGAAAACCGGTTGACAGGACACCCGGATGCTGTAGAATTAACGCAAGGGCACCCTGCGCTGAAATAAGAGTATAAAGAATAAAACAACGATTTCACGATTATTCTTTACATTTAACTAAGTATAAAGAATAAAAAAAGGAGTTGCTATAAACAACTCCTTTCACGAATTTGTATCACTCTTGGCGATAAGTATAGTTCCAATAGTATAGATCATAGAGCGCATTTAGAGTTTCACGCTCACGGTTGATGCGATAATACGCCCAAGACTGATGCTCAAACGGACGCAATTCGCGGATGCGAGCACCAGCACAACGCATTGCATTATCCGCCCAGGTGTGGTTGATCATGGATTGATTGATCTCGACCTTTATATAATTGCACAGATTCTGGCATCCTGCCACTACCTTGTGCCACTAAAAGAACTGGCACACTAAACTGCACAAGGGTCTGAAACCTGCTATAATACTTCTAGAGGCACCCTGCGCTGAAATAAGAGTATAAACGAAACCATACACGAGTTCTTTATACTTTCACATTTATCTGCAATTCTATTCTACTGCAGGTATTAGGACTCATTCACGATTCCATTCACGAAAAAAGAGTTGTTATAAACGTAGACACTAAAAAACCTTCCTTAAAGTTTAGATTTTTCGCAGAGGAAATCTAACTCTAAAGAGTCGAAAGTTTATTCAGTTCGTTGTTATTCTGATTTGCACTTTTGGTCTTTTAAGGATTCATTCATCCTTACGATTTTATTGCGCCGGAGACCGTATTCTAACTCCCTCTTTTTATACTAATCAAGAACACATAAACTATAAACTTTCTTTGGTTGTTACCCTTCAGTGCATATAGCGAAGGTTCAAGTGCGAAAGTTACATTTATTTATACACGAAAAAGTATAAAAAAAAGAGGGTCATAAAGACCCTCTGTGTGTTACTTAGAACTTACATTCACGCAAGTTGCAGTACATTAGCACGGAGTGCTTGATTCACGAAACTACCCACAGATTCACCCTCTTCGATGACATTGTTCAGGTCATTCTCCCATGCTTCAGTGTCAGAAACGGCGTAGGTGTAGGGGTTACCATTGAACTCGATTGTAACCTCATTGTTGTCATTAACGTCGCTGATGGCAGTGATCACGGAACTGGTGAACTTAGGCATGATGATGAAAAGAATTAAGGAACAGTTGAGCAGTTTAGAGTCATGCTTAGGACTGTAGAATCACCAGACTACCTTACTTCCACGCTTGCCGTGAGCGTTAATCACAACGTGAGCAGAATCACCGTCGCAAAGATGACACGCAGCACAGGTAGTCTTTGCACCTTTCTCTACACTAGCAGCGCAGTGTGCGGTGCCTTCAGGATCAGCAACATCAGCAGGTTTGACCAGAAAACACTTCCAACCTGCAGAAGATGCGTCCACATAATCCATCAAACCGTCGCAAGATGCTTGCACAATACCTTTGAAATCTTGTGCAAATTCACTACGCCATTGATGAGTATAACCAGTGTGAAAACCACAAAGATGCAGAAACTTATTCCAAACTTCTACAGGAACCATGGCAGGATCGCCATACGAACCCATACGAAGTACACGACCAGAGAATAACTTAACGTACTCATCTTCCGTGATCTGATCATAACCAGAACCAGAAGTGTAGCACTTCCAAATAGAATTAGGTGCCTGACCAACATTCACATAGCAGGTGCCATTGTTGATCTTACGATGAGGACAACCACCGCAAATAGATTCATCCAAACCCTCATTCGATGCAACCACAGGGTTAACATCACGACGCAGAATCCAGGTTTGGATCTCATCACCAGTCTTACGGTTTGAAGACTTTTCAGTGAAACCTGTGGCAATCAGTACAATCGGAGAACCATCAATCGGAGAAAAACCTTCCCAGATCACGCGACCGTTTGTGTTGCTCATCGGTTTGATTCCTGACGACTCATTAACAATACAGCAAATTCGACCCTGTGCCGCCACCTTGTGCCACTTCTCAAACCGTCCACTGATACCCTCAAACGGCACCAAGAGACCCTATACTAAGATCACAAGCAAAGGAGAGGCGGAAACCTCAACGATAACAACTAAGGTACTCACCCTGCAAAGTAATAACACTATAAAGAATTAAATAAGAATCCTTGTTTTATACTTTACATTTAACTAAGTGTAAAGATTCAAATAAGGAGTTGATGACTATAAGAATCAACAACTCCTTAAGTATTAACAATCAGATCACAAGTTCAATCCAATAACAATCAGGAGACTCTTCATCTTGATAACTATGAACTAGATTTTTGCTGATAAGTTGACTCAAAACACCAGCACAAACACGATCATTCATGAAAGGATTAAGTTCATGCAACCATCCACACCCAGGTTCATCCATTCCTTCAATGATAGAATCAAGAAGTTGTTGTTCTTTAGTGGTGAGTTTCATAAGGTGAATCTCTGAACTTTTATAGAATACACGAAAACAATCACGAGTCTAGGTATCCTGTGCCACTTTAGAAACTGTCTGAGAGGTGCCCAGAAGGACCCGGAAGGTGCTTATAATACTCTCAGCGATCAAACCACCTATGAGTGTTTAATTTACAATTTAACGAAGCGTAGAGAACGCAATGACACAAATCTAGAAACTTACCCTGCAAACTTATAATTTCTTATTCACGAAGTTATACTCTTTTCTATCACTCACTTCGTTCGTGATACACTTCGTGCTCTCTGATTGTTGATACTTTATTCACTTATCATCCTTCACAAAGATATTATACAAGGATTCAGAGTACGTGTCAAGTTTATATTCACGGTTTTATTGACAACAAAAAGGTCCCACAGGTACTTTGATACCTATGAGACCTTATTCACGAAAAAACTAAAAGTATAAAGAATTAACGAATCACCACCTATCAGGACGCGACAAATCTTCCACGTATGCTTCACATCTTTCTGCAGGTTCTAGTTTGAATAACTTTTCCCAATCAATTTGGTGTGGATCGAAGTCTGGAAACGCTGTGATGTCCAAAGTTACACGATAACGAACCTTCTGTGCTTGTTGATACGCAACCGACATGAGTGTGCTCCTGATTGACTTGAATACACTATAAGATGCTGTAGTGATTTTGTCAAGGTCTGTGGTGTATTTATGTGGTTCTGGTGGATTTTTTGAGGTCTCTGTGTGGATTTTATAACGGCGGGGGAGAGTTTTTATTGACAAAATCGCGTTTCTTATGCTACGCTCGCTAAGATAACGACTCCTAGGGGCATTTAATTGATTCATAAGATTCATAAGGATTCTATTCACAAGACTCCTAGGGGCATTTAATTGATTCATAAGATTCATAAGGATTCTATTCACAAGACTCCTAGGGGCATTTAA